TCTGCTACCTCTGTCCGGGAAGCGACAACTTCTCGGCGGATGGAAAAGTCTACAAGAAGATAAACAACGTACACGTTGAACTATACACCGATAAAAAAGAACCTGCTACGGAACTGAGGCTCGAAACGGTATTAGATAATGCCGGGATCGTCTACAACAAGTCAGAAGTCTGGATCGAGTCCGAAAAACTGTATGAGGTTCTTTATTCATTTTTTATGGAGGTAAATGAAAATGCCTAAGAATAAGGTTAAATACAATCTGCGCAATGTCTATTTTGCGCCTCTTACCATTACGGAGGGAACAGCCAGTTTCGGAACTCCCGTCGCTATGCCGGGTGCGGTATCGCTTTCTCTGGAACCGAACGGTGAGCCTTCCATTTTCTACGCAGACGGCTATGCCTATTATACCGTTTCCAATAACCAGGGCTATGAAGGCGACCTTGAAATTGCCCTTATCCCGGAAGAGTTCAGAACGCAGATTCTGAAAGAAACACTGGATGGAAATGCTGTTCTTGTGGAAGATGCAACCATCGAAACTTCTCCGTTTGCACTGCTTTTCGAGTTTGACGGGGACAAGAACAAGATCAGACACGTTCTGTATAACTGCACAGCTTCCCGTCCGACCATCGAATCCGCAACCAACGAAGAGGAAATCGAAGTCAAGACCGAAAAGCTTACGATCAAGGCTTCTCCTTTGGAAGGCGGCCTTGTAAAGGCAAGAACGTCCGATACCACTTCGGCAGCTACTTATAACGGCTGGTTCGATAATGTCTACCTTCCTCAGAACACGGTATTCGGAGTTACACCGACAACCCTTAGCGTGGAAAAAGGAAATTCCGGCACTGCAACCATTCAGAATGCCATCGGCACTGTAACGGCAGTCGTAACCGTTGACGGCGAAGTCTCCGGCATGGTACAGGCTTCTGTTTCCGGTTCGACGCTGACACTGACCACAAATTCGGAAACCAGAACCGATGTCCAGTACACCGTAACCCTTACCGATGCGGGAAGAACAACCGGTAATACCGCAGTCCTTACTTTGACTGTTACCGCATAAGGAGGGTGCTATGGCTATCACAAAGAAAATCGAAATCGACGGCAAAGAGGTTCTTTTCAGAGCCTCTGCCGCCATTCCTCGTCTTTACAGAATCAAGTTCAGAAGGGACATCTATAAAGACCTGGCTGCCCTTGAAAAAGCAGTAGACCAGAACACGGAAGACGGCTCAATGCTGGACACTTTCTCTTTGGAGCTTTTTGAAAACATCGCTTTCATTATGGCAAAACATGCCGACAGCACTATTGCCGACAGTCCCGAAGAGTGGCTTGAGGAATTTAATACTTTTTCAATTTATCAGGTGCTCCCTAAGATCATCGAGCTTTGGGGACTTAACCTTGAAACGGAAGTGAATGCTAAAAAAAACTTCCAAGGACTGAGCGGGAAATGACGACTCCGCTCTTCATGCTGAGGTGTGTGCAGCTTGGGATCTCCATACGGGATCTCGACCTATTAACCATCGGCATGATAAACGACATGGTCTGTGAAAGTCAGAGGGATGATGAACATTTCGACGTGATCGCAGACCAGAGCATGATGGATTCATTTTAAGAGGAAGGAGGTTAATCCATGGCCACGAGAATTGCCGGTATTACCGTTGAAATCGGCGGCGATACCACCAAACTGCAGACCGCCCTTAAAGGCGTAAACAGTGAAATCAAGAACACCCAGGCACAGCTTAAGGATGTGGAGAAACTCCTGAAACTGGATCCGGGAAACACAGAGCTTTTGACACAGAAACAGAAGCTCTTAAAAGATGCCATTTCTGAAACAAAGGATAAGCTTGCTACCTTAAAAACGGCGGCACAACAGGCAAACGAAGCCCTTCAGAAAGGCGAAATCTCGCAGGCGCAATATGATGCCCTACAAAGAGAAATCGCCGAAACAGAAGCAAAACTGCGGGACCTGGAAAGCCAGGCATCAAGGTCTGCCGTTGCTCTTGAGAAGATAGCAGCAGCCGGAACAAAACTTCAAAGCGTAGGAAACACCATCACAGGAGTCGGCAAATCGCTGGCTCCTTTATCTGCTGCAGCAACGGCGGTGGGAATTGCCGGAGTAAAGGCTGCAACGGACTGGGAGTCTGCCTTTGCCGGTGTCAAAAAGACAACGGATGCCACTGAAGCAGAATATGAAGAGCTTGCTGCCGGTATTCAGAAAATGGCAACGGAGACCGCATCCTCAGCTGAGGATATTGCGGCTGTTGCCGAAGCTGCCGGTCAGCTTGGTATTTCAAAGGAGCACCTGCTTGAATTTACCAAAACGATGGTCATGCTGGGTGACTCCACAAACCTTTCTGCGGATGAAGCAGCTGTCGCTCTTGCGAGGTTTCTTAATATTACCGGCGAATCGACCGGCAATGTAGATAAGCTTGGTGCCGCCATCGTTGACCTTGGTAATAACTTCGCAACTGATGAAGCTTCCATTGTTGCCATGAGTACACGTCTTGCTTCGGCAGGAACGCTGGCAGGATTAACCTCTACGGATATCCTTGCTTTATCAACTGCTATGAGTTCTGTCGGTATCGAAGCTGAAGCTGGTGGTACTGCCATGACGCAGACCTTGACGGCAATTGAAAAAGCAGCTTCTGATGCAGCAAACGGCTCAACCGCAGCACTTGATAGAATTGCATCCGTTGCCGGAATGTCATCGGCTGAGTTTGCTTCCGCTTGGGAGAAAAGACCGATTGAAGCTTTGCAGGCATTTATCGCAGGACTTGGCTCTTTGGATGAAAGAGGCGAAAGCGCAACCCTTGTTCTTGATGAACTGGGCATGAGCGGTGTCCGTCAGTCCAATATGTTAAAGTCCCTGGCTCTTGCGTCCGGTGTTTTATCCGATGCCATCGACACATCAAGTCAGGCTTATGAAAACAATACGGCTCTTACGGATGAAGCTTCCAAAAGGTATGAAACCTTTGCTTCACAGCTTAGTCAGCTGAAAGAAGCCTTCAAAGCCGTAGCGGTAGATATCGGGAATATCCTGATTCCGATTCTGAAAAACCTTATGGGTGTTTTGCGGAATGTGCTGGACTGGTGGAACGGACTTTCTGACGGCACGAAAAATTTCATTGTTCAGATTGGTTCGTTCATCGCTATTCTTTCGCCGATACTGATTGTCGGAGGAAAAATCATCTCCGGTGTCGGTACGATTATGACGATCCTGCCGAAGCTCTCCGGCATCATCACAACGGTAAAGACAGCCTTTGGAGCGTTAAATGCCGTGCTTGCCGCCAATCCGATTATTCTCATTATCGCTGCCATTGCGGCGCTGGTCGCAGCTTTCATTTATTTATGGAATAACTGCGAGGAGTTCAGGCAGTTCTGGATCGATTTATGGGAAAACATCAAACAGGTCGTTTCTGCTGTCGGCGAATGGCTATCGCAGGCTTGGCAGACAATCGGTGAAGCGCTGACTATAGCGTGGAATGCTATCGGAGAATTTTTCACCGGACTATGGGAAGGAATAAAGAACCTTTTCATTACGGTTGTTACAGCTATTTCGGAGTTTCTCTCTACTACATGGGCGGCTATTTCCAATACCATTGTGACGGTCTGGAATACCATCAAAACGGTAACGGAAACCATCTGGAACGGCATCAGCACTTTCTTTACCACGGTATGGACGGCGATTTCCACCACGGTCACAACGATTGTTACTTCCATCTCGACTTTCATTTCTACGGCATGGAATAACATCAAGACTACGGTGACCACCATTGCAAATGGCATCTGGACGGCAATCACGACAGCATTTAACAACATGCTCTCTGCCATTACCGGCACCGTTAATAATATCCGGGGTGCAATTCAAAACGGTTTTGAAAGTGCAAAGAACTATATCTTAAACCTTGCTTCCCAGGCTTACAGCTGGGGCCGGGATATTATCCAGAACATCGTCAACGGTATCAAGTCTATGATCAGCTCCGTTGTCAGTGCGGTAAGTAATGTAGCTTCAACGATTCGCTCTTATCTGCATTTCTCCGTGCCGGATAAAGGACCGCTTGTTGATTTTGAAAGCTGGATGCCGGACTTTATGGCAGGCCTTGCAGAAGGAATTGAAAAAAGCAGATACATGGTCAGAGATGCCATCAAGGATGTGGCTTCTGTCATGAATATGGAAAAGGCTCTGCCGGATATGCAGACAAGTCTTAACGCGACTGTCAGTGGAAGTGGCGGCGGTAGCAATTACGACAATGGCGAAGTAAAACTTTCTCAGCCTATTATGCTGGACGGAAAGACCATCACGACCATTGTTTCGCAGATTCAGTATCAGAGAGGAAAAGCATCTCTCAGAAACCTTGGAACAGTATAAGGAGGCATCGACCATGTTTACAGTACGATTTTTGAATTACGCAGGCGATGACCTTCTTGGAACAGTAGAAGCAGACTACGGCGAGGACATTACATCAAAAGCGCCTGCGCCGGAGG